CAAGCCGGATGATATGCCGCGAAGCATCGCACCTTCAAATTCCGCATATCCGGTGTTCGGATGGTTAGGATCGAAGAACGAAATGTCCTGCCCAGCACCTAACTGGTGGAACGAACCCGGTTCAACATCGATAACAGGAGTAAATTCGTTTTCATAACCATCACCAACAAAATCATCGCCAGCCGGTGTTTTGATAAATCCCATCTTGGATGCTTGTATGCGTGCGGCGATAACTTCAGCCTCACGATAAGCGTGCAACATCTTTAACGCTGACATCGCTGAAACCATAAACGGTTCACCGCGCGTCTGATGCGTGCGATTAGCCATAAATAAATGGATCATTTCATCTGCCGGTACGCGCGTATGCTTTCGCGCTTGCGCTGTATGATATAATCTATCGCCCGGATGCGATGTTAAAACCCAATAGGCAACAGGCCGATGCGCCTTATCAAGTTCAATCCCCATTCTGATTTGATTGCCATTAGATAAGGTTTCGTTTTTCTTTTCGTCAACCATATCAGCCTCAATAAACTGAATGGCAAAACCATCACGATATTTTGTGCCGGATAGCTTTTTAACAAATACTTCGCCATCACGAACAAGCGTTTCAATCGCTAAACGCTGACAATCATACCAAGACATCCGACCATCGGCTGTTGGCGCACCTAAACGCCCCCAACGTTTCCAAGCGTTTTCGATGATGGTATTACCAGCCGCATCCAGCTTGCCATCTTCATTCCGCGCTTTAACTTGCAGGTGGAAACCCTTGTCGCCAACGATATTTGTCTTCATTAGATTGACATATCTACGCGCAAACTCGTTATCACGCACCAATTCGCGTGATCTGTTTCGCATTGTTTCCAATGTAAATCGCAACTCGCTGTCGGCAGAGTTACCACTATCCAGAAAATCACCGAACAAACGACCGGCACGCGCCGCCGCATAGTTACGCTTCTTGAACGATTTCTTCGGTTCTTCAGTGCGCTTGAAAAAATCAAATAGTCCCATTTTCAAAACCTCACTTTAATCGTGCCGGAGTGTGCGCGACCATTCCTAACGTGATCTTCACGATGTTGTTTAACAACTTCGCTCCGATAATAGTCACGCCATTCAACCAGTTCTGTCACCGGTATTTTAGAAAGTGAACGACCATTGATAGAGTAAGACAGAACGTCAGCGTCTGCTCGGCCTTGCAATACAGTTTCAATTTTATCCAGCATTATTTCAGCGTGCGAACGCGGATCAACGTTATTATCCAGATCGGTGATAATATCCCACGAACCAGTTGCAATAACAACGCGCTCACTGTCGCTGGTGCGCGTAACCTCTAATTGCCAATGATGATGCCCTATGTCAAAATCTGCACTCGCAACTGATGTGATTGTAAATAGATAATCATCGCTATCGGCTGAACCGGTCACCTGAAATTCGTGCGTACCGCCACCTTGGGTGATACGCGCAACATATTTAACAGTGTAAGTTGAAGATGGATAATCCTGACCTAAGTTCTTTTTGCGCCAAGTGACGCGATCACCGACAACTATCTTATCCGGTTCATATGTTAGTGCATTGTCGGTATCAAATAGATTCGCCATTAACGCCACCCATTAACAAAACCGCCGGGCTTCCGATAAGCGCGGCGCGGTTGCTGGTTAATTGGCGCATTATCCTTCGGCTTTTCTGCCGCGTGCGCCTGTCGATCTGCCAGTGTGTTTAGGTTAGTGTTCAAAATCGCCAATGCCCCTATCGCATACACCCGACAGTCTAACGCTTCATTGCGTGTTCTTGTCTTCACAAATTCCCTGCGCGGAAACCCTTTAGAGAATTTCGTGACAATTTTTTCCGATGATGCCAGTTGCTTAAAATACTCATCTGGACGATCAGCCGGAAAATGACAATATCCCGCACCTTCCGATTGTATCCTAAGTCTGGAAAAAATCAATTCTTTTATGTTGTCAACGCCCAAAGTAAATAATCGTATCTTTCCGATGTTATTTCTGGTCGGTCTTGATACGATTGGACGGCTTTCGCCAGCCATACCCTTTATGGCAAAAATGCGGCGACCTTCGCGCGGTCTAACAAAATCATAAACCGCTTTTGTGTAGTGACCGCCGCTATCGATGCAAGTTGCGCGTGGCTGTAATATGCGACCATCTTCGGTTTCGTATTTAGTAACCAGAACATTTTCAACATCTTGCCAGAACTGCGGTGTCGATGGATCGCCGTATATTATGTCATAGCTGATTGACCAACTCTCCTCATCGCGCCCCCATCCGACCGATTCAATTTCGGCGCGATCATCTTGGATATCGCAACCGCAAGTGATCATCAATATACGCTTATCAAGTCGGTCGCCAAATTGTTCAGCGCGTTCCGCAACCGCATAGTCATCAAGGCGTTCACCCTGCTCTTCCCAGACTTCAGCCAAGGTTGTATTTACAAAAACGCGAAGCGTGTCAGGTAAAATCTTTGCCGAAACAAAGTCTTTGGCTATATCGCCAAGCGGTGTCCAAGGCGAATATAATCCGGATAAATGAAAGCCAGCAGTTCCGCTAAACGGTTCAGACGCACGCCACTCACCGCCCTTAACTGCGCGATAACGCTTTGCGTCATCCCACGCACTTCCACATTCTTCGCATATATATTCTGCGGTCTCTGGTTCGTCTTTAGCCCAATGCACATTTGACCATTTAAGCGTTTGCTTGTGATTGCAATCAGGGCACGGCACATAATAATAACGCTGGTCGCTTTGACTGAACGCGGTTTCTATACGCGATGCGCCTTTATTAGTAGGCGTGGAAACCATCACAATCTTTCGGTTGTGCGTAAATGTTTTTGTTCTAGCGATACCTAGATTAATCGGATCGCCTTCTGATCCGGCAGATGGTGGATATCTATCCACCTCATCGAAGAACACCGCACGCACCGGACGCGATGCCAGCCCTGCCGCGCTATTCGCGCCAACGATAGCAAGATAGCCGCCGGGGAAAGACTTTTGATATAGCGTGTTGCCGCTATCTCGTGAACGCGCGTCATTAACCTTACCTTTAAGAACAGGCGTATCCCGGAGCATAGGCGCAAGCCGGTCGTTAGACCACATTTTCGCCATCTCAAGCGTGGGCTGAACGATAAGCATAGGCGATGGCGATTGATCGATGTAATAACCGACCGCGTTGTTTATTATTTCCGTCTTGCCAACCTGTGCGCCGGTCATAAAAACAACGCGCTCAATAGTCGGGTCGGATATCGCTTGCATCATTCCGCGCTGGTAAGGCGCGCGATCCGTTGACCAGAACCCCGGTTCAGCCGAAGCCTCTGGCGACAATCGCCGATATATATCAGCCCATTCGTCAATCGCCAGATTTGGCGGCGGTTGCATTGCCGCTAGTATTTTCTGACTGATCTTCGCCACTGTCGGATGACCTGATAGGGTTAATGACTTTGACTTTGACATCCGCAATTTCCTGTAATGCGTCATAAATATGATCTTTTAATATGCTTTTAACTTCAACTAACTTTTCTGCGGCATAGACTTCTGGCGCAACGCGCTGTGGGAAGGCCAGCAATTTTTGCTTCATATTCTGTGCAACTTCCATCCAAGCGGCCTCAACGTCTGCGGATGGTATTAACTGTTCCTCAACTTGCGCCTTTTCCATTTCGGCTAAGTCGGCTTTGACCTTAGTCAACCGGGTGCGATGCGCGTTATAATCATCGCCGCTAACATCAGCACGCAATCCACGCTCGCGCAGATATTTAATATAACCGCGAACGACCGGCACAAGTTCATATCTGCCGCGTTCTTTTTTTGGTATAACGCCCTGATTTACCAACTGCAAAACGCGCTGTGGCGTTAAATCGAGCAGTTTAGCAATCGTATCAAGCGGAAAGGTTTGATCAGACATTGTTATCACTTAATGGAGCGTGCTGGTCAGTGTTGCACTGCCGCTGTGTTGACTGGTCGTCAACCATCGCCTGCTTAGCACGCTTGGGATAAGGTTGTTTGTATTCTAATATTTTTTTCTTTAGGCTGTCAATTAATGGCATAACATAACGATGCTTACCTACTCTTTTTCTTGTTGGTGTATCTTCTGTTTTACTGTAATAAGCCCCCCTAACGTGTCGCCATCTTCCCTTAACAAAATACTCTATTGTGGGGGAGCTAGACCCAGTATAAATCCAGTTACCACCTTGATAAATTCCTCCGTGATGACCCTCTTCCGGATCAGCAAAAGAAATAACAATTTTTATCCCTGGACAAACTTTTTTAAGGAAATTAATCGCTATTTTCATAATTCTGGTGACCTGACTTTTGTGTTGAGTAAGAGCAACTCTTGTTAGTTCACATCCTTCATTTTGTTTAAGATTATACTTTGTTAATAAGTGAGGGGAAGCCCCTCTTGAAAAGAGAATAACGCCTATAAACTTTCCATCTTCCCAAGCACCTATTTTAACAATTTTTCCGGTAGGCAAACAGCCGCTATAATGCCAATTTTCGCAAGCATATTTTGCCGCATCGTGTGTTGCCCAATCGATTTTAAGGTTAGTTTTTTTCATAGTTCTTCACATCAAACTTAAAAGCACAATTAGGACAGGAAACAAATTCGGGATCAATAACATCTAAAGCCCCTTGACCCTCTTCGTTGCCCGGATCAAAATTAATATTACCTAACAAAGATGATATTTCATCATTGGTAAATCCAGTTTTTTCTAAATCAAAATTAAGCTCACTTAACTCACCTAATTCAACCGCAAGCATCTCATCATCCCATCCGGCGTTTAACGCTAATTTGTTGTCGGCAATGACGTATGCTTTCTTTTGCGCTTCGGTCAGATGCGATAGGCGCAAGCACGGAACTTCTTTAATTTTAAGACGTTGCGCCGCGATGGTTCTACCGTGACCGGCGATAATAACCCCATCCGCATCAATCAGGACAGGGTTCGTAAAGCCGAACTCCTTGATGGAAGCGCATATTTGCGCCACCTGTTCGTCCGAATGTGTGCGCGAATTACGCGCATACGGTATTAATTCTTGTGTCGATACATACTCAATTTTGTGCTTCATTTTATTCCCCAGTAAAAATTAAAGACCTCATTTCAATTCTATCGCTAGAAAACATTCGGGGTC